CTGGCCTCACCCTGGCCATTGAGACGCATTACCCCAAGTCCCAATCCTTTATCTCGGCTTCTTCGCTCCAGTTGCTTGAGAAGGCCGCTAATATCAAGGTTTCTTCGGCTCTTAACTTCCCAATCCACCCCTTCCATACCAAGTATGTCAGACCCACCAGCACCCGAAGTCGTTGCATAAACGTTAAACCCGTGAGCGTTGAGATATTTTGCCAATATAATCTCACTTTGCCTTCCCCTCGCTTTCCTTGTCACATTTTCCACCAGTTCTTGTCATAGCAAGGTGGACAGACCCAATCGAAGTCCATCCCATCCTCGCTCATCATGCGCTTGCGAGCGCCACCAGCCAAAACCACATTGTCACAATAAACACACTTAACAGGATGCGTATTGCTAAGCCTTGACTGGCCCGAGTACGCCAGATTGTCCATGAACGCTTCATCCATGATTCACAGCTTTGAGCTCAAATAGCCATTTGCCATCAGAGAGCTTGCCCCATAGCGGTTCACATTGCTCAGTCTTGATGCGTTCAATACAGGCCCAATGCGCCCAAGGCTTGCCTGAAGCTTTGGATGTGCCTGACTTATAGACACGCTCTCCATGCTTGCATTGGTAGCTGACTGGCTCTGCGCCTAGTGAGTCTTTGAGAACTTGCATGAAGTCGCCGTTTGCCTGAAAGGCTTTCGGCTCATCATCCCAAGAAATCGTGTCAGGCTCATTTGGGATTGGCTTATCACCATTAAACGGATGCTTTACCAAGGGTGTGTCGAAAGATTTGACCTTTGCCATTTCTTCTCGGCTTGGTCGCTTTCCTTTCGCTGACAGTCCTGCACTAGCACATGCTCTGCCAATCGCCGAAGTTTCCGCATTCGGGAGAGCAAAGTTAGCGTTAACGCCTCTATCTGAAACCACTTCTTCAGCATGACCTGTTGCGAATGGCAGCGAATCAACATCTGTCCGGTAAAGCCTAGCCACCACAATAAAGCGGTCTCTATCTTGACATAGGATTTCAGTTTCAATCCTGCCCATAGGCCACGAATCCCAAAACTTGTGAATCCTCGAATCAACACTCTCATACTCATCCAAGTTCCAACCCATTTAACTCCTGCTTTCCTAGTGCGTAGTTCAACTGGTCCCGAAAAGACCAGGTGGTTCCATCAGGCCAGGTTTGCAGCTCATTCGAGCATTCCTGGCAATAGGCCCGTTCAAAGTCAAGCCTACCTTTAGTCTCCGATTTGACAATCCATCTGGCTGTCCTCTGCGCGTTGGGATGCCATAGCCCACTTCGAATCATGCCCCATCGCATCTTGCAGATGTCACACCATCTATCGCGCCTGTGATTAGCTGTTATCGACATGCTGCTCGTCTGCCTCGGCGGTTGCGATAGCGTAACTAATGGCGAGGTAACAAATAGAGTCGAGGTAACTGTCGCGGTTTCGAGGTCCCTGCGTCTTGGCGATTCTGGCGAGTTTGCCCAATACGTAGTCAATCGCCACTTTGTGTGCCGTTTCTGGAACGCCGTGCATAGAACTCCGCAATCGAGCAGTTCTGTCCATTGTGTCGAGGTAACTTCCATATATTTCACCTCTGGCTGCGATGACTCGGTGTGATTCATCGATTAGCTCTATTGCTTCTCTCAGAATCTCTGAGTTTCTTTCCTGCCTTGAATCCACGCCAAAACTCCCTTTCGCTCACGATGACATAGCAGCACCATAGGATGAATAGACCAATCATAGATACCCACCAATAAATCAATGTGGGGTCGATATTGAGCCAGGCGCTCATTTGACTAACTCGCTCAAGGCTAGGTTCTGTAAGTTTATGTAGGCCCGGCGAATCAGCTTCTCAGCTGCCTCCAGGTCCCTGTTCTCGTTGACAGCAATGATGGCGCATTCTAGATTGTTATTCAGCGCCTTGAGATATTCTTTTGATTTCTTTGATGTCATTTTGCAATCACCTCATCAGCTGCAAAAAATAAATACCAGCCGTTCATATCCATCTCAAAAAACCACAGCCCATTTTGAGCTGTTTTGTTTAGACGCGTCGCCGCTCTCCAAGCCGCGCCGTAACTCTGGTAATACTTAACTTGGCCGTCTTTTTTTGTGTATCGATTGACGAGTTTCATGCTCGCTCCAATCTAGCAATCGCAGCAATCCTGGTTGTTAGGTTGGTAATATCATTTATCACATAGCTCTCATAACCAAGTTCCTTGCAGATATCAAATAGTTGTTCAAGGCCGCCGATATATTGTGAAAGGTCTTCCACCAACTCCGCATGGAAATGGCCCATGCCACGACCTTCGGATGATTTTTCTATCTGCTCTAGCGTTTTCATTTGAGGCTCTTTTCTCGGCTACTGGGTTTCACCGACAAGCCAAAGACTACGCCTCAGCAACCCAAAATCAAGGCTTTTTTGATAACGATTTCATAACAAAATCCGAGGCCGAATCCCAGGCGTCAATCAGGGTGTCCGTGTCTCGGTATAGGGGAACTATGTCCCAAATCACTTGTAGCGCTTACCCTCGAATACGAAGGAGCCATCCGGGCTCATAGGGACCGTAACGGGCGTGAAGCGCTTGCCGTCTAGGTAGCCCACCATGAATCCTGGCTGCCAGTTGGCATAACCTTTGGTGTATCCCATGCCTGGCGAAGTCAAATCGACAAAGTTGCCGACCTCACAACCCCATAGAATACGGCTATAACGGCCCTGGAAGGCCTCTGAGACGGCCGAAATCCCTAGTCGATGGGTGTGACCACAGACTACTGATTTTCCTAGCCTTATAGCCCCGTTTAAGGCCGTTTGGCCGGGCTTGTTTGATAGTGGCACAGAGTCGCCATGAATGGCCACCCACCCTGGTGCAAAGGATAGACCCTTGGAGTGGTATCGAATGCCGGCCTTGTCATAACCCATGAAGCGGTGATACTGGAGCTCGGGCAGTTTGAGGAATGCTGGGAGCCTACGGCTCAAAGACTTATAGACGCGAGCTCCATGATTAGAACCAAGGACATCTGTGACACCGAGTTGTTCCAGGATTTCTAGGGTCCACTCGCGGTCATCATTGATATCGCCTTCGACCTCTTGCCAAGCGGCAGCGAATGAGCCAAGCTGTGGTAGGTCTATCTCATCACCAATCTGGATTACTTGGTGGGGTTTCCATTTGGCCAGAAAACGGGCCATTGCATTAACCATAGCCTCCGAGTGAAAAGGAACCTGGAGGTCTGGGACGAATGCGATTCGCTTAATCGTCTTCTTCTTCCTCATCATCGAATGGGTCGAATATGTCGTCATTTACTGGCCACCTCGGGATAATAGTTTCCTGAGCTACCCAACGTGCTTTGTCTGGGTCGTAGCCATGACGAATCAACGCAGCTTCAAACTCGACAAATGCAATAGCCCATTGGTCAATAGGCGTCAATGGCTGGCGTTTGTCTCGCTTAGCGCTTCTTTCTTTTGCGCGGCGTAGTGCGGCCTTTTGAGCCTTGGTTGCCTTTGCCATTGCTACCTCCTGACATAATGGTTGCATAGATGTCCGACTGTCTCTGGGACAACACGCCGATTTCAACCTCGAGGTGGTCCATCCTGAGAGTCAGTTGGTTGCCTATCTCCTGGACGAACTGGCGAACCATCCATCTCAATGCTGCTAGGAAGCCAGTTGCTATTGCGGTCAGACCAGCAAGAATGCCAATCCATTCCCCGACAGTCATTTGACGGGCTTGGCATATCCAAACACCCCAGCGAGGACGGCGAATAGGACTGCGCGGTAGTCGAGTTCAAAGTTAGACCCGGCCCAGGCAGCAAGGAAGCCACCGAGAGCCATAAAGATTGGATGCTTGAGATAGTTAGTCATTTTTTCCTCCTAGGCATGGTACGTCAAACCTTGTCATGTCTTTGTCGCCGTGTTTGGTGAAGCTAATGTGTATGTGACGCTCATGAGAATCTCCAGCATACTTTCGCCAACGAAAGAAAAACCTTCGAGATGCAATGCGGCCTTGGTGGATGACATAGGAAATCCGTTTGTCAGTCTTTCCAGCCTTTCGTAGCTGATTAGCCAGCTCCCACGACCCGATTGGATGTCGTAGGTCAGCATCAATATCGAGGGCGCGAACCCAGCCTTGTGCATCTGGATTGTGGTCAGACTTACGAGCCCTATGTTTGGCATCGCCAATCCAGCCATCGGAGCTTCTATCACGCGAGGGAAATGCGTCATCTATTTGCTCTCGAAGTATCCAGGCGGCTTTGCATAACCTAGGACTCGACACTTATCCACTCCTGTGTTGTTTCATCCCAGTTATAGAAACCTTCGGGCTTTGGTTTGGGTGGTTGCCAATCATGATTAGCATCGAGCTTCCAAGAGGGAAAAGGACGCGGAGCAATAAAAACATCGGCGATAGGATCATAACTATAACCAATCCCAGCATAGCGTTTTCTTATTTTGCCATTGTAGGAAGTTCTTTTGCATGTAAGACCAGAAAACCATTCTTGATTTTCATAAAATGCTTCCCACGCTTCGGCAGAGCCACCAATCTGAGTTCCATCTAAATCAGTTTGAACAACATCTTCATCGACACCAGTAATAACCCTGACAACAATGTTATTTGGATCAATCATGGTTGTGCAGGAAGAATTCTTTAGGGGTGTAGCTACCGTCTTCTGGGGCAAGATGAAGAACATTCCTTTTGCCCTGTAAAACAGCATTCAATTCATCAATGTCTTTTTCGTCAAGATCGATGGTTACTCCATCCTTCTTAAGGCATACATGTAGTTTTCTCTCCCAAGGGTTGAGCGTCTTGTGTCTGGCGAATACTTTGATCATGCCTGTTTAAGGATTTGACGCATGAAGTCGCGTCCGCGTTGACTAATGATCCGCTTGCCATCAATGTCCATCAGACCGTTGGCAAGGAGGTGCTTCTCATACTTCTGCTGAATCACGCTTCTGGAATAACCAGTAGAAGCAGACAAGGCTTGAAGAGAAAGGGGACCATTGGAATAATACATCACCTTGAGAACCCTAATCTCAGCAGGAGAAAGGCCAAAGTCATGAATACCCATATCATTCTTGAACTTGTCCCAAACATCAGGAGTCACGAAGGTCTTTCCATTGGCAGCAAGGAAATCCTTCAGTTCTTCTGCCTTGGCAACAGCATCACGCGGATGACCTCGAAAGGTCTTGGCAACGGAATCTTTCATTGCATCAATCACGGCAACTGCTTTAGGCAGGTTCATCTTGAAGATCTCAAACAATTCGTCGTGATTATACTTGGAAAGAGAAATCTCAGTAAGACGGTCCAGAAGAGGTTCGGGCAACTTCTGCGGATCGGTGGTCGCAAGGATGATACCCATCTGCGTAAAGTCAAACAGCAATTCCATTTCCCCCATCTCGCGATCATTATAGGTCACGCGGCGGATCGGATTCGGATCACGCTCAAGAATGGTAAGAAGATAAGTAAGGATCTGTCTACCAGCACCAGTTTCCGCCAGTTCATGAATCTCATCAATAAAGAGAATGGCCTTTTCATTTCTCCAAATAGGATAAACCTGATTAGCGAAAATGTTCATGCTCTTAATACTGGCGGCATTGATCTCGATGATCGGAGGAGTCGTGCCGTCAGGACGCTTGAGAGAGCGACGGAACTCGCGGACCAGTTTGGTCTTGCCGCCTCCCCGTTCTCCTTCAAAGAGAAGAAAGGGAAGTCTGCCACTGGTGGCATAAGACTGGGAGAAGACGGCAAGTTTGGCCTTGGCTTGATGTTGTCCAATAATGTGTTGCATGGCGGGAATATAATGCATTTTGCACCAATGTCAAGAGTGCATTGAAAATATTCTCGTTTGTGTTTTTGTTTCAAAGTTTTAGCGTAAATAACGCCCACTTTTTACGTCAAAAAAGATTACTCTTTGTTGCAAAAATAGTCCATAACATCCCAAAACTTAACCTTATTAATATCAAATCTATCTCCCGCTTGCAAGATAAAATTCCACTTATAGAGAAGGTCGTCCTTGTATCTCATTAGTATTTTCTTTTGTGACCAAGGATGGTCTGGTTCTCCCTTCATTCTTTTATAATCTTTCGACTTTAGAATGGCCCCTTGTAGAATAATTTTATTGAAATCTTCTGCTGCCGAAACCTCCTCCACATATTCAACAAATGCTTTGGTGTGTTTGTTCATCTTTAATGCTTTATTTGGCTAAAATGTGTTAATCTTTGTTTTAAAAAGTGCGAGTCCAGATTCTCATCGTGCCATCACTATAATGATCACAATAAGTTACAATGGTTATATAAGAAGAACAGGGCTTTCCATTCTTATAAGTAGTAACAAGCCTGACGGTTCTATTTATTTCTACTGTTCTAAATGAATTACGTTCTTTTCTCCACTGCTTATACTCTTCGTTTGAGATAGGAGGAATGACACGATAATTCTTCGAAGTTTGTGAAGATTCTCTTGTATCAGCCTGAGAAAGCGAAACAGCAAAAACAAAAGCAAGAATAAGATTTACTACCCTCATATTATTTGGCCAAAATGTGTTAATCTTTGAGTTATTTAGGATTTTTGTGGACGAAATTGAAAGGCCCGTTAGAGACTTGAACTCTACTAACCGGATTACAAAACCGGGGCATCGCCATCTATGCTTACAGGCCGTTTATTAATGTTGTTCTATGTATTTAAGAAGATCGTCTAGATCTTGATTAAAACTATTATTGATTTTATTTGACATTTTTCTGTTCGAAATTGATTGGCAACCAGAGAATACACCCAGATAAATCAATGCCGAAATTCCTACAATAAGAAAGAGTTTATTCATATATTATTTATTTGAAACTCTGAGATACGTTTTTAGAATTTGATATTTAGTTGAGTCGGAATAGTCCGAATTTGCGAGGGCAGTAGTGAAATCGTAAACCCCAAATTCGTTTATTTGTGAAACCATTTGTTGTAATTGGCCTTTGCTATAAGAGGCACAGATTTCAAAGAACTCTCTTTCTTTTTGTGTTTTCATATATTATTTCGCAAAATATCGGACGATCTTGGTCGGAATGACAGGATTCGAACCTGCGACTTCTTGCTCCCAAAGCAAGCGCACTACCAAGCTGTGCTACATTCCGTTATTTAGTGTTTATTTGGGCGATCTTGGACGATCTTGGCCCTTTGTATTATAGCACATTATTTCGCAGATGTCAAGACATTCTTAGAGATATTTTGCCAGTTCAATATAAAGCCAAAAAACAAAACCCATAATAAAATATTTGTCTTCAATCATTTCATTTTTGTTCGATGTTGATTCCACTCTTTTGAAGAAAGATAAGCCCATCCTCTGATCTATATTTGTCAATAAAGTAGAAGTTCTTGATGCCACTCATCACTACCCCTTTGGCACATTCAATGCAAGGGGCATGGGTGCAGAACATACTGGCATTATTTCCCGATTCATTGGACGATGCTAGCTTGTGAAGTGCATTCATTTCGGCATGAATTACTTCGGGTTTTGTTTTGAGTTCTTTATTTGGAAAAGAGGAGGACGAAATTAGCTCTTCTTCACATTCATTGTCCCATCCGGGGGGTGTTCCATTAAAGCCAATAGATATGATTCTATTATCCTTAACTATAATGGCCCCAACCTTCAATCTATTTGCATAAGAAAGAGACGAAATTTCTTTGGCAATATTATAATAGGTGTTCTTATACCTTTCTTTAATCATATTAAAACAAAAGATCAATTTCGTCAATGTCCAAACAACGAAATTCGATTCCGTTAACTGTCTTTATTTGTCTCGTATGGTAGTGACCATACCAAGCTTTTTTAATGTCATTATTATATGAAACGATATCAAATGCTTGGGCAAAGAGTTCCCCTTCTTCTTTTAATTCCTGCCGTAAAGTTGTATCCCATTCCGAAAAGTAATCCACAATATCTCCCTTATGGGAAATTAATGGCACTACATAACTGGGACAACCATGAGAAATAACATAATCAATTCCTTGAAGGGAAGAAAGATAATCCTTTTGAAGAATAAAGGTTTCATCCCTCCACCAAGACCTTCCTTCGATCCTTTGATACCTATCCACAGAGATAGCACCACCCAAAAATAGAATACCTTTATTATTTATAACTCTGAATGAGGTTGGGGGCAATAGTTCCAATGACCCACAATACTTTCTGTTTTCTTTAAAGTAAATAGGTTCGTCGTGATTACCTTGAATGGCAAAGCATTTGCATCCAGCTTCGGAAAACTTATTTGCCAATGATTCTATCTTCTTTTCATGGACAAAACCCACACCAAAGTCACCTGCTTGAATTAAAACGTCACCTGTCTTGGCGAAATCTCTCAGCCATCGCTCGATGGCGGCGAAATTCCCATGAACATCCCCAATTACATAAACACTCATATAGGACA